CTTCTCGTGTAATCTTTAACCAGTGTTATTTTGACGCTACAAAATGTGCTGATGGTTTAAGGGCTTTAAGAAACTATCACAAGTCTTACGACAACAAAAGAAAGGTGTTTGCTAATCATCCTGATCATGACTGGAGTTCTAATGGGGCTGATGCTTTTAGGTATTTTTCGTTAGGGATAAAACAAGCTCATCCAATGAGAGTTAGAATTAGCGATGAAGATAAATCCTTCTATAGAATGATAAGGAGGAAGAAACAGAGAGTAAGAAAAAAGAGAGGGTATAATTTAAAGATGAGCTAATTTTGACATTACAAACCTAATAGTGTATAATATATAAAATGAAACCAATATATAAACCATCAGAGAAAAAGAGAAAAGTAATAGATTTCATTAATAGTGAAATTACAATCTTTGTTGAGCAGAGAAATAAAACTTATACTCAGTTTAACGACAGAACTTTATTACAGTTTATAGACGACAATGACAAACGTTTAAACACTTTCACCTTAACTAGAGACGATCAAGATAAAGAGGAGTGGCAAGCAAACGTAGCTATGCCTACAATCAGAAACAAGCTAAAGAAAATGATTGCTGGGTTCGCTCTTAAAATCCCAGATATGGCAATTAAAGCTTTTGGGGGAGATGGTAGTTTAAATATAGACAGAGCCTACGTTGCTGATAATCTTATTAAAGGCTCTTACATGAAGAATGAGAATCCTATACTAGAGAACTTCTGGGAGATTTGGGAAGCTGCTAGTAAAGGTACAGTTTTTAAATACGAAGGGTACTTAAAGAGTGAGTACAAACAAAAATTTATTAAGAGTTACGACATCGTAACTGGAGAAGTTGAATCTGAGGAGAGAATGGTAAACGCAAAAGATGAATGTGTTTCCATACAACTTCCAATAACTGAGGTATTTTTAAGAGATTTTCAAATCAATAACGTTCAAGATCAACCTTCTGTAGCATGGGTTAGATATATGAGTAAGGATGAGTTTACTAAAGAGTTTGGCCAGTACAAAGATGCTAAATACGTTGAGGAGGGAATTCCTAATAACGATGTTGATACTACTACATTCTTTTACTCATTAGATGGAAAAGAAGAGAATGGAAAAAGATTAATAGAAATAGTCAGATACTACAATCAACTCACAGACCAGTACATCATTACAGCTAATGGTGTACTTTTGTTAGACGCTCCTCTTCTATGGAGGATTAATGGTGAGAAGGTTTACCCATTTGCTAAAGCTATTTGGGAGCCATTTGTAGACAAACATTTTGCTTATGGTAACTGCCTTCCAAACATCCTTATGGGTGAGTACGACATTTTTAATACTTTATGGAATTCAGTTTTAGACAAAGAATATCGTTCATTAGTTAGACCTTTACTGGTTGGTAGGGTTAACCAAGACCAATTTGATTTAGAGGATGAGTTCCTGGACACGTCTACTAAGATTTATGTAAACGATATATCTCAGGTTAAACCTATGATGACTAACCCAGTAGACAACTCAGACATTATGATGATTCAGATGGTTGCTAGGGGGATAGAAGAGTCAGCTCCAGCACTTCCAGATACACTTTCTAATAAACAATCTACTGCTAGAGAAGTAGTGATTGCTGAAGAGAAGCTTAGAGAACTTAAAGTGATTAACCAAGAATTAGTTTCTGATTTATGGAGGCAGAAATATGCTCTTAGATTAGCTAATATACAGTTAAATTACCCTCAACCTAGAAAAATTGTTAATCTTAAAGGTAAAGAAGAGAAGATTTACAGAACATTTTTAATAGAGAACGTAGAATTAGAAAAAGATACTGGAGAAACTGGAACACTAGCTATACAGTTTAAGGATATTAAGAAGGAAGAGAGGAAAAAGATGGAACAAGAACTTGCGATAGAGGAAGAGATGATGAAGAAACAAGGAATTAGTTACAGAAAATTAATTATTTCTACTAACTTCTTAGACAACTACTTATATCAAATAGAAATTATTTCTGAGTCATTACTACAACCTAGTAAAGCTAAGAAGCAAACAATTATGAAAGACAAACTTTCTGTTGTCGCCAATCTATTCCCAGAAATTATGATGGCTAATCAAACAGATTTCTTTGCGATGGCATTAGATGCTTACGATGATAAAAATGCCAGTAAATATCTTAGAAATTATAAGATGATACAGCAAGCTCAACAACAAGCTATGATGAGAGAAGGTGGTCAAGGACAACCTACACAGGAAAAGAAACCAGAACAAAAGAAACCAGTAACTCAAAAAGAAAATGCTTAAAAAATTAATAATAAAATTGCTGTTTCGCTTGTTAGAAGAACCTAATTACGGAGGAGCTAGATCTGATAAGGTTGCTCAATGGTTAGACACTACATACACAGACTTAAGATTTAAGGATTATTACAAGAAAAGAACTCTGGCTATCCTAAGAACGATGGGATTAGGAGCAACTAGAGATGATTATTTAATAATGGTAGGACAGAGATTAGAACTTGCAATACTATTGAATGATGGAAATAAGGCTTATACGGCCGCAGAAAAGAAAAGGGCTAAATTAAAAAAATCCAAATAGTCGGGATTTAAAAAAAGGTCGGGAATTATTAAAACAATAATTTATAATTATGAAGACATTAAAATTAAAAGTTAAAGAGAGAAGAGGAATTATAAGACTTCTTAACGAGACACAAGCAAAAGGTGGCTTAGACTTAGTTGGTTTAAGAACAGCCATGAAATTAGTTGAGAAGATTAAATTAACCGAGAAAGAAGTAAAAGGTTTAGAGTATAAAACAGACGAAGAAACAAAAATGGTCACATGGAAATCCGATAAAGACGTTGATGTAGACATTGAATTAAATAGTGACCAAGAAAAAATGTTGAGAGAGCTTATCTCTGGCAGAGACAAAGATAAGTTGTTAAGTCTTAACGATATGTTTATTCTTAATTTAGCAGAACAGTTAGGGATTATAGATAAAGAAAAATAGGAAGCACATTAAAAATTTAAGGTTCTTATAGGGTTGTATTAATCTCATTAAAGTTTGGCCCTGACTTTTCTTTAGTGGGATTAACTCAGCCCTATATGAGCTGCTTTCTACTTGGTTCATCGTTCGCTGAACCTCGAATTAAAATAATAGTTTTAAAATTATGACACAAGAAGAAACAAAACAATTGGGTGTAAAACCAACGGAGAAAGAAACCGTTGCTGCAGCTGACCCAGCAGATAAAAAAACGCCTGATATTGTTGAAACAATCGATTCAGTCTTAAACATTCCTGAAAAGGAAAAAAAGTTTGAGGTGAAAACAACAGATTATGACGACGATTCAGTAGTTATCTCTAAAGCCGATTTAGAAGCTCTTAAGCAAAAAACTGAGGCTGGCGAAAACTATAGGAAGGGTTTACTCAACCTAAAGAAAAATGCCAAACTTGTTAAGCCTAAGACTACTAAAAAAGAAACTCCTGGAAGTGATAAAGGATATTTAGAAAAAGATGAATTTTATGGTTCAATCCAAAAGGTTGCTATAAAACAAGCTTGTGAAGACGAAGATGTTAACACTTACTGGGCAGAGATTATGCCTTACTATACAGCTCGCAGAGGTAAAACTACGAGTGCAGATATAGTCGAAGATATTAACGACGCTTACACACTATTTAGAAAATATCATCCTAAAGATGCAGAAGAAACAGAAGATAAGGATACGGTTGTTGAATTATCTAATGAAAAAACTGAAATCAAAAAAGGAGTTAATCAGGGAGGTAAGAAAACAGAAAAGAAGACCATGTTTCCAAAATCTGAAAAAGTGGAAGATTGGTATTCATAAAAGTCGAATTATAAGTGCAAAGAAATAATTTAAAATGTTTAAACCTTTACAATATGACGAAGGTAAAGCAGTAGAACTTCCTTTCGACACTGGTGAAACTACGACCAAATTCTGTGTTGTTGTTGCTAATACAGCTACAGGTTATTACGCTACAGGTGCAGCAGGTGCTGACGATGTTAGATATATAGCCCTTGAAGCTGTTACTACAGCTGCTAACGGAGAAATGGTATTATGTTTACCTACAGACGGGATTAGGTTTCTCGCAGATTGTACAGATGCTCCAGTTAGGGCAGATGATGTTGGCACGTTTGTTGATTTAACAAACTCTGTCACATTAGCTCTTGGTTCATCTACAGACGATATATTTTTCGTTGAAGACATCTACGGTCCTACTACTGACAAAACAGTTATGGGTTATTTCGTGTCACAAATTGGTGCATAAACTTAATTTAATTTAAACAATGCCTATTACAACCAAAGATTTTCCAGTCTTAACTGATGATTTACAAGAAATCTTCAATGAGGTTGCGAAAAGAAAAGTGGCCGAGAACGTTGGTTTCAGAATCTTTAATGTTTTTGATAACGAACGTAAAACCTATGATTATGCTGCACTTCATGGTTTAGCTGGTATCCAAAAATTAACCGAGGGTCAAGACTTCCCTAACATCACTGGTGTTGAGGGAGACACTGCCACTTGGACTCAAGCCCATTACGGTGGATTAGTTTCCGTCTCAAAGGACATGAGAAAATTTGACTTGTATGACAAGATTAAAGGTATAGCTAAATCAATCACTAGTGAAGCTTTTGACAAAATCGACCAAAGTTTGGCTGATGTGTTAATTCACGGACAAGACACAAGTTACACGGATGTTTATTCAGAGACTGTATCTTCAATTTGTCCTGACTCAAAAGAATTATTTGATGACGGTCACTCTAGTCCTGCTGGTTCTGAAACTTTCGATAATGTTATTACCGATGGTACAAATCAGAACCCAGCTCTTTCTAGAGCAGCCATAGTAAACATGAGAAATATCGGATTAACCTATAAAGACCCTGTTGGACTTAATAGACCAATTAATTACGATACTCTTATTTACTGTCCTGCATTAGAAGATCAGGCTATGAGAATTGTTAATTCAAGCATGTTACCTGGAACCGCTAATAATGATGTTAACCCAGTAAAGGGCTGGATTAAGAACATGATTATGTGGCCTAGGTTACAGACAGCTAGTGATAGCACAGATGCTTCTGCTTATTGGTTCTTAGCAGACTCTAGTAAAATGAAAGATGTCCTTAAATGTATATTTGCGGAACGTCCTTCATTAGATTCTCCTGATGTTGTTTACAAAAACAAGAATTGGGATTATTCTCTAGACTTCTACTACTCAATCGGAAGAGGTTATCCTGCTGGAATTGCTGGCTCTCTAGGAGATGAAACAACTCCTTAATAGATCTTGTGAATCTATCGCTGTGCTATTCGTAGCATAGTGACAGGGTCATAAGCCTTGATTAAAGGTCAAATAGAACAATATTAAATATAATTTATGAAAACAAGTATAAATTGGACAAAACTAGTAACGCAGGGTAGGGCTAAGGCTATTGGTATTCCTTGGTCTAAAGAAGAAGAGATAGCTTTAAAAGAAGGAATTAGTGCAGAAGACGTCAGAGCTGGATTGTTAACTTTAAAAGAGGTTGATAAAGCAAATAAGACAGGAGAAGATGATCTTGATAGATTACCAATAGAAGAATTAAATAAATCTGCTAAAGAATTAGGGCTAAATATTGATGAAGATGTTGTAGCTAGAACAGACCTTATAAAAGAAATAGAAAAAGCAGAAGAGAGTAATGAAGACTTATTCAAAAAAACTAGACCTGAATTATCTGCAATGGCTAAAGAGTTAGAGATAGAGTTTCAGTACATTAAGACTACAAAAAGTGATTTTGTAGAATTAATACAAAAAGCCAGGCTTAAATAAATTTCGAAAGAAATAAAATAAACGGTCGATAGGAAACAACCTACCAAATCCAATAAGTTAAATCTCTTTTTTCTCAAAGAATTTAATATAGGTAATGAGAAATCAACTACTCAAAGTCAGTAAGGGTACAAAATCGGAGAGACGTATAAGTGAGATATTTAAAAAAAATAGAATTAAGTTCAAATTCCACCAAAGAATTGGTAGATA